TTAAGTTCAGGAACTAACACATATAGTCTAGATAGTTCTGCTATTGAAGTAATAGATGCTTTTATTAGAACAGATGCAGGCAATGTTGATAAACAGTTTGATCAAAGACTAAATAGGATTTCGAGAACTGAATACAATCATCAAGCAAATAAATTAAATAAATCTAAACCTACACAATTTTTTGTAGATAAAAATACAGGTACATTACAAATAGTTTTATGGTCAACACCTGATGCTGCTGAAACATATACTTTAGTTTATGACTATATACAAAAAATAGAGGATGCAGGAACTATAGCTAGCAATAATGCTGATGTGCCATCAAGATATCTGCCTTGTTTAACTTATGCTTTAGCATATAACTTAGCTACTAAAAATCCTGAAGCATTACAAAGAGTTCCTTTAATTAAACAAAGATACGAAGAGTTATGGAATGAAGTTAGTGATGCTGATAGAGAAAGAGCACCAATTAGATTTGTACCTGATCTAGCAACATATAGGTAAGTAATGGCATACGCAAGAGGGAAAAAAGCATTAGGTCAATGTGACAGATGCGGATTTACATACAAATTATCTGAGTTGCAATATGAAATTTTTGATAGCAAACGAAATGGTTTACGAGTTTGTTATGAGTGTTTAGACGAAGATCAACCACAACTTAAATTAGGAGAACTAAATATAGTTGATCCACAAAATTTATATAATCCTAGAGTTGATTCAGGAGAAGTAGAATCAACAAGCTATTATGCTTTTGATCCTATAGGAGGAGGTGTAACTGAGTTTGGTTCTTCTACTATGGGATTAGATATAAAAGGTGAAGTTGGCGAATTAAAAGTGAGTACAGAATGAGTTGGACATTTACAACATTAAAATCAGCTATACAAGATTATACGCAAAATACTGAATCAACCTTTGTGGCTGATTTAGGAACTATAATAAAACAAGCTGAAGATAGAATAGTAAAATCTGTAGAACTACCAAATTTTAGAAAAAATCAAACTGGTTCTTTTACAAGTGGCAATCAGTATTTATCAACACCATCTGATTATTTATATCCTTTTTCTTTAGCAGTTTTAGATAGCGATAGTGCATACACTTATCTTTTAAGCACAGACGTAAGTTTTATAAGAGAAGCATATCCATCAGCTTCTTCTACAGGAGTGCCAAAACACTATGCACAGTTTGACGATAATACTTTTATTGTTGGACCTACACCTAATGCAAATTTAACTGCTGAATTGCACTATTATTATATTCCACAATCAATAACAGAATCATCTGATGGAACAAGTTGGTTAGGTACAAATGCACCTGAACTTTTATTGTATGGAAGTTTGTTAGAGGCTTATACATTTATGAAAGGTGAGCCAGACATAATGGTAAATTATGAAAAAAGATTTCAAGAGGCTTTACAAAAATTAACTTTGTTATCAGATGGTTATAATCGTAAAGACGCTTATAAAGATGGACAAAGGAAAATAGATGTCTAATGACCCAATAACAACGCTAGAAGGCAAAAATATTGCAATTGTAGCTATGGGTCAAAGTCAAATAGATTTTCATCTCTCACAGACACACAGCGTTGAATTTGACGAAGTTTGGGCTATTAATGCAATGATAGGAGTTCTACCTAATATAGACAGAGCTTTCATATTAGACCCAATGAGTAGATTTTTAGACACAGAAGATGCTGGTACAATGACTTCAATGATGAGAAATAAACTGCCATTAGTTGATTATCCTATTTATTCTTGTGAATTAGATGAAAGAGTACCTGCTGTGGAAGAATATCCTTTAAAACAAATAATTAAATATTCTAGAAGTGCTTACTTAAATAATACAGTAGCTTATGCAATAGCTTATGCTTTATGGAGTAAAGTAAAACAAATATCTATTTTTGGTGTAGATTTTACTTATCAAACTAATATGCACTTTGCAGAAGCTGGAAGAGGATGTGTAGAATTTTGGATTAGCAAATGTATTAATCAAGGTATAAAAGTGGGGATAGCACCACGATCATCTCTTTTAGATACAGATGTAGACACAAAAAATAAACTATATGGATATCATAGACTGAATAATCCACAAGTTACTTTTCAAGATAACTATGGCAATATAAATGTTTGTAAATGGTCTGATATGCAACAAACTGAAATAAAAAAACCAATAGGTATAATAGGTAGAGAAGATTTAAAACCAGTAGAACCAAAGGAATATTAATGCAAACAGACAAATTTGAAATATCAATAGGTGATTTAGGAGTACAAACAACTAATAATAGAGGTCATACTATTGAAGAGGTTGCTGAAATGGCAACAAATAAATTAATATCTATAAGTGATACTGCACCTATAGAGATTAAAGCTCAAGCACACGCTTTTAGAGATAGAACCAAATGGGTCATTGCACATTATGTAAAAGAAGGTATAAAAAACCATACTTGTACTATATGCAATGAATTAGAAAAACAAGGTCATAAAGACCTAGCAAATATAATAAGGAGGCTGTAATGGCTATAACACAAGCAATGTGTACGTCTTTTAAACAAGAACTTTTAGAAGGTGTTCATAATTTTAAAAACTCAGGTGGTAACACATTTAGATTAGCACTATATACAAGTAGTGCAACTATGAGTGCAGCTACTACTGCTTATACAACTTCACAAGAAGCTAGTGGAACTAATTACACAGCTAAAGGTAATTCTTTAACTCGTGTAGACCCTACTACATCAGGAACAACTGCATTTACAGACTTTGCAGATTTAACTTTTGGAACAGCAACTGTAACAGCTAGAGGTTGTATGATTTTTAACGACTCTGCATCTGGTGATCCAGCAGTAGCAGTATTTGATTTTGGTGCAGATAAAACATCTACAGCAGGTTCATTTACTATTACATTTCCTACGGCTGATGCAAGTAATGCTGTTATAAGAATAGCGTAGATTTAGCCAATGGCTAATGTAACTGGTTGGGGTAGAGGAACTTGGGGTTCTGATACTTGGGGTGAAGAAAACCCTATTGCATTAACAGGTTTAGCGGGAACAACCGCATTAGGGTCTTTAGCAATAACAGCAGATGCTAATGTAGCAGAGACAGGAGTTGCAGCTACAGGTGCAGTTGGAAACGAAACAGTAACAGGCATAGCTAATGTAACAGTTACTGGATTAGCTGGAACTACTGCATTAGGCTCAGAAACAGTAAGTGGAGATGCCAATGTAACAGAAACAGGATTAGCTGGAACTACAGCACTAGGAACTATTTTAGCTGCTGGTTTTGCTGTTACTGGTGTATCTGGAACTGCATCTACAATAGGATTAGGTGATGAAACTGTAACAGGTGATGCTAATATGTCTGTTACAAATGTTGTTGGAACAACAGCATTGGGTGATTTAAGTCTTGTTACTAATAATATAATTGCAGTAACTTTAAGTGCAGCAACAAGTTCATTAGGAAGTCTTAGTGTAACAGCTCATGCAAATATCTATCCTACAGGAGTAGAAGGTATAGGTAGAATTACTAATCTTACAGTTTGGGGTTTAATAGATGATTCACAAACACCAAATTATTCAACAATATCAACAAGTCAAACTCCTAATTGGAGTGAAGTGGCATGATAATATATAATTTTTACGAGGAAAATAAATGGCAAGTACATATGTAAATGACCTAAGACTTAATGAAATGGCGACTGGTGATGCGTCAGGAACTTGGGGAACAACCACAAATACAAACTTAGAGTTAATAGCTGAAGCATTTAGTTATGGCACAGAAGCAATAACAACTAATGCTGATACGCATACAACTACTATTGCAGATGGAGCTACTGACCCTGGTAGGTCTATGTTTCTTAAATACACAGGTGCTTTAGATTCTGCTTGTACTGTAACTATTGGACCAAACACAGTATCTAAACTGTGGTTTATAGAAAACGCTACAACAGGTTCGCAAAACTTAGTTATAAGTCAAGGCACAGGTGCAAATATAACAATACCTGCTGGCGATACTAAAATTATTTATTCTGATGGTGCTGGTTCTGGTGGTGCTATGGTAGATGCACTAGCTAGTATTTCTGCTGTAGATTTAAAAGTAGAAGACGATTTAAGTTTAACCTCTGATTCAGCAGTTGTTACTTTTGGTGCAGACGGAGACACTACCCTTACACATACAGATGGAACAGGTTTAACTTTAAATTCCACTAATAAAATTTGTTTTAATGATGCCAGTCAGTTTATACAAGGTTCAAGTGCAACTGTACTTAGTTTAGGTGCAACAGATGAAATTGATTTAACAGCTACAGCTATTGATATTAATGGTACAGTTGATATGTCTTCTACATTAACTTTAGCTGGTAATGCAGACTTTAATGGAGATTTAGACGTTGATGGCACTACTAACTTAGACGTAGTAGATATAGACGGAGCTGTAGATATGGCTTCTACATTGGCAGTAACAGGTATAGTTACACTAACTGATGACCTTATTATTGGCGATGGAAAAACTATTGGCTCTGCATCAGATGTAGACGCTATGACTATTGCTTCTAATGGACAAGTAACATTTACACAAACACTTATTGGTACTGCTTTAGATATTTCAGGTGATGTAGATGTTGATGGAACACTAGAAACAGATAATCTAACAATCGGCAGCGCACAAGGTAGTGATGGACAAGTATTAACTTCTACAGGAAGTGGAGTAGCTTGGGAAGATGCAGCAGGTGGTGCAAGTTCAATAAATGATTTATCTGATGCTAAAACTTTTGGTACTTCTTCAATTATGCTTGGAGATGCTACTACAGGAACTATAAGTGGAGCAAACTATAATGTCGGATTAGGTATTGATGTTTTTGAATCTTTAACTACTGGTGACAATAATGTTGGTGTTGGATTTAGAGCGTTACAAGATTTAACAACTGGTGAGCAAAATGTTGCTTTAGGTAATAGTACGTTAATGCAATTAACTACGGCTTCTAATAATACAGCCGTTGGTCAGTCTGCATTAAACGCAAACACAAGTGGAGCAGGTAATGTTGCAGTAGGGCATGAAGCAATGGATGCCAATACAACAGGAGGTTCAAACACAGCAGTAGGACAAGGTGCTTTAGGAGCAAACACTACAGGAGAATATAACACAGCAATTGGTAGGGATGCTTTATTATCAAATACCACAGCTTCTAACAATACAGCAATTGGTACAAGTTCTCTTGATGCAAACACAACAGGAGACCATAACGTAGGAATTGGTGCAGGAACTCTTGGTGCTTTAACCACAGCCACAAATAACGTAGCTATTGGTAGAGATGCTCTAACTTTATCAAATGCGTCAGAAAATGTTTC